ATTAGTCGTCGGTATCCCAAGCATCTACAGTAGCAGCAATCCCAGACTTCTTGGGTACTGCGTTAGTAGGGGCGCTCTCTTTGCGCACTTCAGGTTCGTCGCTGTCATCCTCAACAACTTCAACCGGTTTCTTCTTGGATGCGGCTTTCGGACGAGAGCCTTCGATCTCAGGTGCAGCAGGAGCCGTCGTTTGTGTTGACGCTGAGAAAGACATTGTCACAAGCTTCTGTGTGGCAGGTGCTTCCATGTGCGTTGTGACTGAAGCGAATTCTTCGTCTGTTAACCAGCGCATGGTTTTGAAGAACAGCTTGGGCACAGCAGCCTTCGTATCAAAGCGCAAGCGTGTGACAACTTCTTCAGGGTTGATGTTCTGTGCAGCCAACCAACGAGCGTACGCTTGCAGGGGCATGTCGCCGTTAACTTCTTTACCAAAGATGCTGGTAGCAGGCAGCGACAGAGAAAGCGGATCGCCCTCAACATCGTTAGCCAACACCACAGCAATACGCTGAGAGAAACGACACGCACGGCTGTTACCTTCACCGCTACCCTGAATGTTCTGGGGGCAGTCCGCGCAGTTGCTGTGTTGTGGAGACTCAATCGACGCGTCAGGTTTATCACCGTCAGCAGACCAGCAGCTCGGCGCTGTGGTCTTACCTTCTTCGTACTTGCCCATGTAGAACGTGCGCCCTACCTTGGGTGCAGCTGCAACAACGACAACGTCAAGATGGCGATCATCAATCGATGCGATCTCTTTACCGTCACTGATTAAACGAAACACACCGCCTTTGATGGAGATGTTTTTACCACCTCCACCAGCACCCCCCGTGAGGGATTTAGCTATAGTGGACAGCCCACGCGACTTAGCGAACGTGGGAACTTTGCTTGGATTGAAAACTGTTACGTTACTCATTTTGTAGGTTTCCTTACAGATACGTCATACTCTTTATCAGAGTTAAGTCCAGGGGGCACAAGCGCAGGATTTTCTTCAAGGAACTTTGCCATGTTGCTTTGATGGATGCGCCGCTCAAACAAATCGAGCGCATCGTGCTCCGTGACAAAGGTCTTAAAGGCGTCCCAGTCTTGTGTGAAATACCGTGTCTTGGTGGTCAAGATCACAGTGCCTTGATCGGTTTTCACCGACTTACTGCCAAGAGCCATCAACTGATCCTTGAGCGCAGTTTTGATTTCATCTTGCTGCGCTTTCAGTTCTTCAATCTGTGACTCATATTCCTGAGTAAGTTGTTGAATACGTGAGCGTATCTTGAGATACACCCTCGCCAACTTGTCCATTGGAATTTGTTCCATATCAACTCTCCTTTTGTTATGTCAAAGATTATACATGCAATCATTCATTGTGCAACCTCCTCTTCATAAAGTTTTATCAACATCGCGTGATCCTCCACACGCTCCTCCAACATCTTGAACATCTTGCGCTCCATGTCGCTGCCTTGCAGGTGTATGACAGTAACTTTGGTGGAGTCCTGTCCGATACGATCTGAGCGAGCGATACATTGTTTATACGTTTCAACGGACATCACTGGACCCCAGAAGATCACTGTGTCAGCAGCAGTCAGCGTCACACCGTGCGCCGCAGCTTGTGGCTGTATCACCAGCACACGCGGAGCATCTTCAGATTGAAAGCGTCTGAATATATCTGTTCTCTTTTTTACTGACACGTCACCATGAATCATCTCGTTAGCAATACCGTGCTTGTCCAAGAAGTTGTGGATAGTGTCGATACTGTGTCTGAATGGTGCAAACACTAGAACTTTCCGCGTGGTCTCTTCCAACACTTCAAGCAGCACAGACAAGCGCGGGGCACAATCAAACTCCACCACCTCACGCCCATCGGTGTACGCCGCTCCTGCGCTAATCTGCAACAACTTACTGACACCTGCGGCTGCGTTGACTGCCGTGATTGTTTCTCCTGCGGCTTGCACCAGCATGAGTTCCTTCAGCATCATGTAGTATTTTTTCTGCTGAGGCGTCAGTGGTATATCGCGTGTCTCCGTAAGCACGGGTGGCAAGTCTGTGCACTGTTCTTTTGTATAACGTATTGCAGGTTGTAGCGCGTCATACACGAGCTTGGGCGCTTGGCTTTTGGGAGCCCACTTAAACTGCGTGATCTTGTTCATCGTTTTATCACGCCACGCTGTGAAGAAGTTTGGCACACCTGTTGGGTTAACAAGTTTAGCCAACCCATACGCATCAAGCGGTGACTGCGACGCTGGTGTACCCGTCATCATCCACAGATACGTCTTTGGCGAGATCAACGAGTTAAGTGCTTTCCAACGTCTTGTGCTGACGTTTTTGTAAGCGTTGGCTTCGTCAACAATAATTAGATCGAACCGTCCATCAGCACGTATCTCGTTAGCGATCAGGTTCAGTCCGTCATAGTTAATAATGACAAACTCGTAGTCACCCTGCACCATCTCAATACGCCGCACTGCCTGCTGATGATGTGCCACGATAGCCGTGCGGTGAATCACGCTTTTACTAATACCGTTCATCCACGCGTCCTGCATGATAGAGAGCGGACATAGAATGAGACAGCGCCTGATATAACCTTTCTGCATCAGGTAGTCCGCAGCCCATAGCGCAGACAGCGTCTTGCCTGTACCCGGATCATTAAACACAAACGCACGGCGATGTAATGTTAAGAACGATGCGGTTTCAATCTGGTGTGCGAAGGGCTTGTGTTTCCCCGGCCAGTCATACTTAGCCTTAATCGGTGAAGGTACTGCCTTCACACCCAGATTGCGCAAGACACGCATCTCGTCCAGACCCCAGAACACAAGCACTTCGTGTAGTCCAGGTGCTACCTCTCCAAGGTCTTTGCTTTTTGGTATGACAGTGTATTTGTCAGGCTTGCGTGTCCTGAGCAACACTGCTTTGTTATTTATGATTTGCATTTTAGTTTGTATAGCGTTACTTGTTCGGCCATGTGATGGTGTTGTTCTAACAAATTCCTAAGCAGCATTTGGGAAGCAAAACATATATCAAAGATTTCATCTGCCTCCCATGAGTTGACCTGAAACTTCTTTAGGTTATCGCGCCGCCATCCCTCGCCGTAACGCGCAGACCATAAAGCAATCAGTTCATCATTACTTGCCGTTGTCAGCCATGTTTTTACTTGGGGGTCGAAGTCTTGTATTGCGTTTTGTAGAAGTTCCTCCACTTCGGATAGGAACTTCGTGGTCAATGTGCTTGCCGCTGCGGTCGATTCCTTCTTTGTCATACATTCTCCTTGCGCGTTGGCGCTCGATTTGATCTTTGGTTTCTCCAGTTTTCTTTTGCAATTTATAAGCGTGTTTGTAATCACGTTTGCCGTTAACTTGTGTCATATCAATGCCCCTTATTAAATTCACAGGTTTTAACAGGACACCACGGACAGAGCGGTGTCGCGGTCGGGTTCCACACGTTGTTAGCAAACGCCGCTTCAAGACGCGCTACCCGTTCACGATAGTCTTGCCAATAGGATGTAGCTTCTTCAAGCATCACCTTGTGCTTAACCATTGTGTCTTTCACTACAAATAACAGAGCAGACTTCACCATGCGTACGATGGGGAAGTGCGCAAACACCATGAGTGACATCAGCGTCAGTTGTTCTTTATCAGGGTACTTGTCCTTGCCTGTCTTGTAGTCCACCACCCAAGCAGTCAAGCTCTCTTCATCGACAATCAACAAGTCAGCAATACCACGCACCCAACAGTTAACGTCCCTGAAACTGCAAGGACGCAGGTCAACAGTCAGCCCCATCTCATACTCAGCGTACTTCGTCCCAGGTTTTGCAAGCAGCGCATCAATCGTTGGCTGCACAAAAGAAAACTGTGGGGGTATGGGGGTGTTATCGGTTACATAATCTTCTGCGGCTTTGTGTAACTCCTTACCGTATCGGATCTGTTCTGTTTCCCGCTGCGTGTAGTTCTTCAACACACGCACTTCGTGATAACGTCTTGCACACCCTTCAAAGTCTTTGAGTGCTGAGTGAGACCATGCTTTCATTAGAACCTCGCTGACTTGACGATCTGGTGCATTGTCTCTGCAAAGTGCTCGACAAACTGTTCGTCGTTGGATAATTTGGGGCGCACGTGGTCGAGGATGACATGTGTCAACTCGTGCCAGAACGTTAGTGCGCGTTCGTTCTCTGTGGTGTGTTTGGTCTTGTTGCTGGACGCTATAACAATTAAGTTGTCCACGGTGTAGCCAGTAGTGTATGGCTCGTCCACGTGCTGTATCTTAATAATATAGCGTCTGTTACCAACACGTATTGTCTTCGGTATGTCCATTTACTCTCCTTTATTTTGCGTCACCATAACGCTTTGCTGAACTAACTTCTGCTGCAAGAGGTATCCCTTGCATGTACTTCGGTACAACAGTCATCTGCTCCAAGACCCACTGCTCTGCCTCTTGGACATAGGCATCGGGCACGATGACTACTTCTTCATCGTGCACAGTCAAACACACTGGGAACCTCTTTTGTGTTCGCAGCATTCCATCAGTCATCACAATACGAGCTAGCGCCTGAACGATGTTTTCGGTCAGCTTTCCGCCGTACAACTTAGTCTCGTCGGGGCCATACACCACCCCTTTCTCTTTCGAGAATTTGATGTCAGGATAGCGCAGCTTCATACCGTTTGGCAAGAGGATTTGTTCCTTGCTGAAGTGCAGCCCTTTGTATGAGAAGTCTTTCCCCTTCAGCAAACACTCATCAATAGCTGACTGACACAGTGCCCAGAAGTCAGTGACGGTCTGCGCTGCACGCCGGTACTTATCGATAATCGCCTTAGCCGCTAGCGCATGAGTGAACAGCTCCTCATCGGTGCATGTGCGCGGTATCTTGTCCAGCCGCTTCATCGCCTCTTTATCTTTTAAGAACTTGTGGGCATCGACTGAAGTTACACCAACTTGTTTAGCAAAAGCCTTGTCGTATCGCATGGGTGGTGCGCCGAGGAACCCAGTCAACAACTGTGCAGCAAACGACGACCAACCCATACCGTAGCCAGCGCCCAGCAGTGCTGACTTGGCAGACTGTCGTAGCTCAGGGTGGCTTTCCTTGGATAGGTTAGGTATGCCGAACATCTGCGCACCGAACGCAGCGTATGCGTCCTGTCCGCTCCTAAAGATCTCTAGCAGTGAGTCGTATCCGGCGACCCACGCGAGGACTCGTGGTTCAATTTGTGAGAGGTCGCAGACGACGAGGCTATGACCTTCGGGAGCCAGAATGGAACGACGTAAGAAAGACCCACGTTTGAGATTTTGGAGATTGAGCCCTGAACCTCGACTGGCTGACCATCTCCCCGTATGAGCCCCGTAGTAGTTAAGGGGAACGGGCAGTGTGCCTCTCGATGCAATATCGAC